GCTCATGTATAAATAGCTAAAAGCTTGCAATCACTTTCTTTTCAAATTCTTTTTCATATTGCGAATGGCCCATAATATATGTAAATGGGTCGGGTGGTTTAATCGACTTACCATCTTTGTCTTTTTTATCAATAAAAAAATCTTCGATTTCTTCCTAAGAAATAGTAAGTAAATTTACTAACTGCTTAGTTTCTTCTCTTAAAACCTAGTTAACTGTAATTGGATAAATAGTGCAAATTTTTCCAAACCTTTGCGGCAAACATAGAAATGACTCAATCATAAGAAGTTAGGAAGAAATATTGCTCATACACACTCATTTCTTCGGTTAAAAAATTCGATTCAAATTCACCGCCGGATAATTTGCCCAATCCATTTATATTCTTACCATTTAAAGATTCCTATATTTCTCCCAGAATAGCGAATGGACGCAACTATACGTCTTTAATAATCCATTGCGTGAGAGGCACAAAAACTTCCATATTAATGGTCACATCTTTAAATTCATCATTCTATTGATTCTTGCGCCCACGAGTAATACGCATAGTAACTATTGAGTGTGCGTCATCCTTCGGACCAATACGCGGAGTTATTTTTATCAATTTCTCAAATACTTCTTCTTGTATTTGTTTCGGTGTCAGGTCGGGCTAGCTTAACGGGTCTTTATCATTATAGTACAATAACTTAAGTAATCGTTGGTTAGCAAGTAAACGCTTAATAATTTTTTGCGCGTTCTCACCTAAATCTTTACAATTACGCACTCCCATTAGCTTTCACCCCCATTTAACCAATAGAAATCATCAGGATTATCGCCCTATTGCTACTAAGGTTTTGGAGAATGGTCGTATATATAAATTGGGTCGATACTCACATATTCAACTCCAGGAGTAGACTATCTATCAAAACCGGTTACCCTATAGGCTTCCAGCAATTCTCCTTCCCCAATCTCAAAATAATCATCTTTTCTTAAATCTTTATTGGTAGGAATAACCATGAAACTAAGTTTTAAGTTTTCAGAATATATAGTATCCATACGACTACGAGAACGAATTTCATCCTTCAACATATTATCTTCTTGCCCGTAAAAATATGCTAAAGTTGAAAATTCTTCTTCGCCCCTCTACCATGTAATCGTATGAGTCATCTTTAATATAACATAACGATTATATCCACTAGCTTTAATATTTTCAAGCCAGTAAATCATCCAAGGAGTTAATTCTAAATCCTTATTTGGAAGGTAAAGAATTGTTCCAGCAGGAATATTTAAACTAACTCTAGTTAATAGATACGCGCGCGTCTCAGTTTCATCCTACTTATATCTTTCTAAGAGGCCGGGGCATTCTTCATCCTCATATGAAAAATCCACTCTGTACACACTCTTCATTAATAATTGTTCAAACTGACGCTCGCGCTAAGTTTGGACTCGGGACTAATAATTAAGTCCATACCTATTTAATCTTTTTAAATATATATCTTCAAAATAACTCATTTATTTTGAAAGAAGGCCCATACACTCAAATATGGTCTTACGAAAATAATCATAATCTAAGTAACGCAGAGCATTTGTTTTGTGTATTAACTCAAGCCAATTAATAGTGCGCTCTTCTTCCGGAAAACCCTAAAGTTCAATAATAATTGAATCAAGAAATTTTTCCCAATCCCGCCTTTTTTCTTTCTCACAAAGCAAACCATAATACTTATTTCTTAATTTATTAAAATAAGCTTCATTAAGAATTTCGGTACTATTATTCATTCTACGCCTCCAGCTAAAGAGGTAAAGTCAAATGGCTTCCCATTATAAGACCTATAATACACTCTTTCTAATTTAAGCGCATTATACTTTTCTGCTTCAAGCATAGCCTAAAATTTAGCCAATAGATTTGCTTGTGAAAAATCTCGTTCTTCATAAAGTGGCTTTACGTTTTCCCAAGAAAGAATTGTACGATTTAGCCACTCACATTTCATATAAGTAGCTAAAATCTAAATTTCTGAATTACTTAAATCATTCTCAAAACCGTAGTCCCCACGGTCAAGAGAAGTTCTAGGGAATTTAAACCAAGGAATCGCGCCCTCTAAAAGAGAGTGCAAATCCTAATTAACTTCATCTACGGTCCAAAAACCCCATTCATCCTCTAATATTTTCGCTAAAAAAGCGTCATATATAGTTTGATAAGAGGTCATATTTTAAACCTCCTTACTTTTTCGCAGCTCGCGCGGCTTCTTCATCCTTCTGGTTTTCTTCAATTACCTTATAAATATCAATTAATGCACGTTCCTGTATATATCTCTTCTTCTCAACATCAGGTGTAATCTTATTCGCAATCGCATACTGCGCGAGTAGCACAATTTGTTCGTCAGAAACCTTATCCAGCTCAGCCTTAAAATCACGATATGGCATTACACTGAGATAGCGCTTCATTTGCGCCTCGGTAAGAATAATAATATTTACGGGCTCTTCAGCATCTTCAGGCTCAAGGCCATATTCCTTCTTAACTTCCATGTCTTCGGTATATAAAATACCCTTTTCAAACATGTTATGCGAACCAGTATCATACATCATCGCGTCAAATACATCGCGCGATACGGTAAATTTATCTCCTTTCTTTGCCCAAGTATGAGAAAAATGAATATCAGGTAAATCAATGCCAACGCGCGCGTTAATAGTATTAACAATAGTAACTTTTCCTTCCATAATAGAATTCTCCTTTTAACTCCTTAGAATTTTAAAATAGGGGAAGGGAATTACCCCTTCCCCTTTTAGATATTAAATTAAATTATATACCATAGGGGTTATCCATGAGAGGTGTGGTGATGGCTTCGTTGTGGTAAATACCCCAGTTGTTATAACTGAGAATACCGCAGCCCATCTTCTTCCAAACATGAATTTCCATAGAATTATCGTAGTTGTTGTGGTCCTTAATCTGAGTTTCACCCTCAAGAACGACCTTTACAACCTTTTCACCGCCGGTGGGCAGTACGTAGGCGATAGAGGGGTCAATCCAAACCTTATCGTTGTTCTCGTCAACGAAGGACTGAGGAATCTGAACAATGGGGATACCACGGAACAGATTAACGTACCCAGTATTATGGATGGCATCAATATCCTGTGGATGATATACACCAACAGCGGGATAAGAAGTACCATAAGTACCAACAGGAACGATGGCATCGGGACCCATCGCGGCCACGAACTCAGGTGGCGCGAAGATTACGGCGTTCTGGCCATAGGCACGCACTACATTGCAAAGAGCAAACATGCGGTCAGCATTCCAACCATTGTTTTCAACAACGGTAGAAGCAGGACGCACGGCATTCAGAGAAGCACGCAGGGCCTTCTGTACTTCGATAAATACGGCATCACTGAGACCTTCAACGATGATGTCCATTAACTCAGCCATGTCTTCGGCGCCATCAAGATAACGCTCGAAGTCAATTGTGGCGGCACCACCGATGGCACCAATATTCAGCTCGAAAGTCTTACTGTCAAGACGGAAAGCCTCATATACGCCAGAAAGGCCAACCTGAGTTAAGAACTTCTTCGCGCGCATCTTGCCAGTACGGGTCTTGAACATAGCCTTCTGACCCTGGGGCACGCTCTGAATCTCAGCAAACTGACCCATAATATCAAGAGCCTTGCGGGGCATGATAGTATCAGCAGTCTTAATTATAATATCATAAATATCATAGCGGCTGCGCATGAATTCATTTACGGAACCAGCCATTTTACGGAACTCTTCGCGAAGAGCGGTCTCTACATTCTCATAAGAGAAATCGGTAGGAGCAGTACGATTCGCGGCATGAAGAGCTAATTCATAAATTCTCTTATCCATTTCTATTTCCTCCTACATTACGCCTTTGTGCAGACAAACTGTACACCGTAAGTGCCATCGGGCATTGTAAAGCCATTACGAACCTTAAGCACAGGACCGTAGGAAGGCTTGGCAGCAACGATTTTAATTGAACCGTCAGTGCTGATTCCACCGTAAACAGGTGTGGTGGCAGCGCCGTCAATGGCGGTCTTTAACGCAGTTTCAGTAGCATAAGTAGTGTCATCATAACTAATGCAGTTAGATGTAAATCTATCACCAACAGATAGATAGCCAAGACGAGGAAGGAAGGTGTCGTTTTCAAAGTTCTTCAAACCAGGCTTTCTTTCGTCATACATATGCTCAGAACTATAAACTAAAGCAACAGGCTCGGCCTCAGAAGCACCGGGAAGACGGACTTCACGCTTTGCTTCATCAACAACAAGTAACATGCCGTTCTCAAGGGCTTTAGAAGCAAAATCTGTGGCGTTGGGCTTGCACTGAGCCGCAACACGACCGTCACGACGGAAAGCCACTTGGTTTAATTCAACCTGACCGTAACCATCAATAACTAATCTCTTTAAAGACATTTTGTATTCCTCCAA